TAGTAAAATCATATTCGACGGTGACAGCGATTACCAATTAATCAAGAAATCACAGGGTGGTATGGGTCTGTTCGATTTCGGTGAATAGCAATCTAATTCAATGTGAGGTAAGGCACAGCGGTGGGGCAACATCGTGGGTCTACAGGAGTCTATGAGGGCAAAAAACCGTAAGAAAAACTGTATTCAGTTGAAAGATTATATCAATCATCACCATCATAGTTTTGCATGGGGAGAAAGATTGATTGTGGTGTATGGCGATCTGAATGACCCGTGCGTGTTAAAAATTGATGTTCGAAAGTCGTTAAAACAGCACAGAAATAAGTGATTGAAATTGAACACTTATTTGTTTACCAAATAAGGTTGATTTATTGGTAGCGTGGTGTTAATATAGTAATATAACAACAGTAGGAAAACATATGAATATAGTTAAAAATTCAAAACAAACAAATTTAGACAAAGTAAAAATTGGTGACATTCTAACTGGCAGTGGTAGATCACCATTACTGGTCACAAGAATCACATCATCATATGTTTTTTATAGATGGTATCAGTTGCCATTAGAACACGGTAATTATGCGATAAACTGTCCTGATCAATTGGCACGAATATGCAAGATGTTAAAATTATCAAATGTGCGCACGGGCGGGGATATGTGGAACGGCAGTGGTGTTGTGCCAATTAAAGGCAACGAACACATCTTGCAATTGAGTGCTAAAGAAGGCAAGATGAAAATACACGGTAAGTTTCGTGGTGTGCCAAATACCAATTGTGATTTTGTTGTGCCACTAAGCAGTGCCAGTATTGATTGGGATTTCTATTTAGGTTGATTTAATTACTTAAATATAGTATATTATATATAAACAACAACCTGGAGAACCGATGTATCAAGCACAAGCCGTATTGAAAACTAAAACCAAAGATAAATTTGATTCAGCAGAGTTTAAAATTCAGGTTGAATTAAATCCTAATACAGATGAAGTCACTGTGGATTCAATGAGTGAAATGTATCGTTATATTCAAGAAGGATGGTGCGATGGGTTTATCATTGATCTGGGCGACAACAAGAAGAAACACATTATCAAAAGTTAAATGATTCAAAAAATTTTTGAAAAACACCATCAAGGATTTGATATATTAAAATGTTGGGGCAACCGTCCTTATGATTCTGATTGGTATCCTTTCACAAAACATACCACTACAATTGAACAATGGTATGAGGTGCCCTTCAATGATATTGATTGGGATTTTAATTCTATTGAACAGGCAGAATATTACATTGAAGAAGAGTTGGTTCATTGCCTCTAAAAAATTTTATTAAAACTGACTGAAAAGAACCCATTTTAAACACCTTTGAAACAATTCCATATAAATACAGCATATGGAAAACAAATTCAAATACGCCCGCACACCCACCAGCACTAGACGCAGCATACATCTAAGAAGATTTCAGGATCCCGTTCAACACGACCTTTACTATGGATTTTTAAAACACCGAGCACAGGCACGATTCAGACAGGAGCCACACAGTTTAAGTTGGCGTCAATGGCAGATACTATGGCCCGATTCAATGTGGAAAAAAAGAGGGCGTGGACCTCGCAGTCTCAGACTCACACAAAAGAATCCCAAATTGGGTTGGAGTTTAAAGAACTGTGAAGTGGTGGAACACGGCACACACATGAGCAAAATTAATCTAGCAAGAACTGAGGCAAAGAAACAGAATGCTGGATCCATTTGATCAATTGAATCGCCACACGGACGAACTGCTGGCACAAAAGCAGATGCTGTTGGTATTGGCAGACAGTCACAACAGACTGAATGCACAGAATCAGGCCATGAACAAACAATTCACAGAACTATTGGACGCAGTGGAAAAGCTCACTGAACAGATGACCAAACATAAAAATAAAAATGAAATTAAGTAATCTTCAACAGGTAATTGCTGATTCTAAAAAACGATTTAAAATTGTGTGTGCTGGAAGACGCTTTGGTAAAACGTTTTTGAGCATAAGAGAGATCTGTTATCAAGCCAGGTTGCCCAACAAATTGATTTGGTATGTGACCAGTTCCTATCGTGCTGCCAAAATGATCTGCTGGAAACAACTTAAAAACAGACTGTTGGATCTTAGATGGGTGGAAAAAATTAATGAGTCAGAACTGAGTATACGATTAAAAAACGGTAGTGAAATTTGTCTCAAAGGTTCTGAAAATGCACAACAATTGAGAGGAGTTAGTCTAAGTTTTTGTGTGATCGATGAAGCGGCACAAGTGTCACCAGATGTGTTTGCTGAAGTGATCAGACCAGCACTGGCAGATCAACAAGGCGGGGCACTGTTTATCACCACACCATTGGGCAAAAACAATTGGACTTATGATTTATGGCAGCAGGCCAAATTGTCGCCTGCACTGTGGGATGCCTATCAGTTTAGCACACTGGAAGGTGGCTTTGTCACACAATCGGAAATAGATGCTGCCAAATCAGATATGAGTGAGCGTCAATTTAGACAGGAGTTTTTGGCCACTTGGGAAGATGCAGCAGCCAGATGTGCTTGGAGTTTTGATAGAGAAAAAAATGTGTGCGATGTGCCTGAACATAATACCATACAATTGGATGTGGGGTGCGATTTTAACGTATCGCCCATCAGTGCTGTGATAATGGTGCGAGTAAAAAATAAGTTATATGTGATAGACGAAATTAGTATGCACAACAGCAACACACAAGAATTGGCAGACGAATTGAGATCACGTTATCCCAAAAGTCAGATCACAGTTTACCCAGATCCGTCGGGGTCAGCCAGAAAAACCAGTGCCAATGGACTCACAGATCATACCATATTGCAAAACGCAGGATTCACTGTGAAGGCACCACGCAGGCACGATGCTGTGAGAGATAGAATCAATGCCATCAATGCCAGATTCTGTTCAGCAGACGGCGTTAGACACCTGTTTATATCTAAAAAATGTAAATACACTATCGAATCATTAGATAAATATTGTTTTAAAGAAGGCACTCAAATTCCGGACAAAGATTCAGGTTTTGACCACCAGTTTGATGCTTTGAGTTATGCAGTGGCCTATCTGCATCCTTTGAAACGAGATCAAGACCAAATGGAAAAGAAACCACAGTGGTGGAGACATCAAGTGGAACCAACACAAGGATAAACAATGCTCGCAAACGAACAACTCATAACACAAATTAACAAAGTTACCGCAGGTAATCTTACCTACACCACTTACCAACCCAAATGGAGAATGTATCTCGATTCCTACGTCGGTGGAGCGGACTATCAAAAAGGTGCTTACCTTACCAAATATCAATTGGAAACCAATCAAGAATACAGTCAGAGACTGGCCAATACTCCATTGGAAAATCATTGCCAAAGCATCGTGAGTGTTTTCAAAAGTTTCTTATTCAGAGTGGAACCAGAAAGAGAATTCAACAGCATAGAAGGTATGCCAGAAGTGGAAGAGTTTTTGAATGATGCAGACCTAGATGGTCGCAGTCTCAATGCCTTTATGAAGGATGTGGCCACTTGGAGTTCAGTGTTTGGTCACTGCTATATCATGCTGAGCAAACCCAATGTGGGAGCAGTCACTCGTGCTGAAGAACAGCAAATGGGTGCTAGACCCTATGTGAGTCTATTGACACCATTGGTGGTGTTGGATTGGTATTACAATCGTCAAGCCACAGGCAGATATGAATTGGAGTTTTTCAAGTATATCGAAGACATCAATGAAAACATTCTCACAGTGAAAGAATTCACTCGCGACACTATCAAAACCACCATAGTGGATGATGAGAAAAAAGAAATCATCAGCGAAATAACAGAACCCAATGGTTTGGGAGAAATACCAGTGGTGGTTGCTTATAATCAACGCAGTATTACCAGAGGATTGGGAGTGAGCGACCTGAGTGACATAGCTGATCTACAAAAATTTATCTACAATGCCACATCAGAAGCAGTGGAGAGTTTGAGAATGGATTCACATCCTAGTCTCGTAGCCACACCAGAAACCCGCGTGGGCACAGGTGCTGGATCGCTGATACTGATGCCAGAAAATTTGGATCCAGGATTGAAACCATACATATTGCAGAACACAGGTGCCAATGTGGATATGATCTACAAAAGCATTCAGCATACCACCACAGTGATTGACAAGATTGCCAACACAGGAGCAGTCAGAGCCACTGAGTCTAGAACACTTTCAGGGGTAGCAATGGAAGTGGAGTTCAGTTTATTGAGTGCTAGACTGAGTGAAAAAGCAGACAATTTGGAATTGGCAGAAGAACAAATGTGGAAACTATGGTGCCGATTTATGAATGTGCCTATGGATGTGGAGATTGATTATCCAGGCGAATTCAATGTGAGAGACACAGAGTCACAAATTAGACAACTGAAGACTGCCTCAGACACCAACCCACAAGACCCCAGAGTTAAACAAGCCATTGACGACGCCATATTGCATTGGTTGGAAGTGGATGATGCAAAACCTGTAGAACCTGTGAGTGAAGAAATTAAAAAAGAGATTCAAGACAGCATTATGGAAGGCAACACAGATGCTGAGATTGTGGCAGAGGGTGTGAGTGAATCACAACTGTTGGCAGCCAAACAGGATCTATTGAATTTAAACAACGGCAGACCCAGACCGTTGGGAGTGATCACCAGAGCACAACCAGATTAATCGATGTATCTTAACGCAAACATACCTCTGATAGAGTGTTATGTGCGAGGCAACTATCTCAGAGATCAGCAAGACTCACACGACCGATATTTTTGGTGTGTGGTGTTTGGAGTGCAGAGTGTGCCCAAACAGGTGCCCCTGTTTCATTTTATGATGGAGGATGGAGGAGTTTTTTGGCGTGCGCCAATTTCAGCTTTCTGTCAATCAGAAGGTGTGAAAGAACAACCTCTGGGAGAATTGGTGCTGTGGGATTCATTCAGTTATAATATCTCTGTGACCACATTTCATCAACTGGCAGGTGCCAAAGTGGAATATCTTCAACGAGACAAAGTCAAACAAACCGGCAACTATCTATTCACATT